TCCCAATAGCAGCTGCGTTGGGATTAGGCTTCTTTATATGGAAATTAATTAACCGGATCATTGATGGGTTAGAGACAAAGGTAAATACATTAGACGATAAAGTAGAAGCGGCTTTGAATGCTATGGAGGAGAGGCTTAGTACTAAATTAGATAGTCAGCACGTTATTATTATTAGCCTTATCGATAGGGTACGCGCCGTGGATAATCAAACCATACGACAGGATGTTTTGCTCAAAACGTTGCTGGGTGTACCAAATCTAATTGATATAGAAAAAGTAGCCAAAGCAGACCGGGATGATCAGCGTAAGGATTAGTTTACTGTTTCTGGCATTGCCAGCGATGGCGTCAGAGCTGGTCTATCGTTTTAATAGTCCTGCCTTTAACGGTATTAATCAGTCAGCACATTACCTGACTGTCGATGAGCAGGAGCGTACTCGCGGGGATAAGTTAGCCGAGGACATTCAAGAGCGTTTGGATGAGGCGGAGCGAGAGGCAGATAACACGGTTCTTTCTAAATTTATCAGGAACCTGGAGTCTCGAATTTACTCAACACTAGCGAAAGACCTGAGTGAGTCTTTATTTAACTATGATGGTATCCCAACCTCTGAGAACCCGATTACTGGGGAAATTAACTTAGAGGGAAACATCCTGAGGTGGGTGAACGATGGGACAACGATTACATTAACCGTTGAAGAGTGGTTTGACGGTGTATTGATATCCACGACAGAGATCGTCATCCCTGTGGGTGACTTTGGCGGTTGTTGGGCCGATTGTGATGGCTCGTGATCTACTGCTGTTATGCCTTTTGTTTTTAGGTGGATGTGCTGCATTTACCGGAGTTCAGCGCGGCCTTGATTTAGAGAGGCAAGGACCGGAGCTTGTTCCTAGTGCGACACATCAGTTGCTGAACTTACCTTCACCTTTGTCTAAAGCAGTTGTTGCGGTGTATGACTTTCAGGATAAAACCGGACAGCGCAAAGCCTTAGATAATATCGCATCGTTTAGTACTGCGGTGACTCAGGGCGGTATTGATATTTTGATTGAAGCATTGCGGGATGCAGGTCGAGGTAATTGGTTCGCAGTGGTAGAACGTGCTGGTCTGGATGGTCTTACACGCGAACGGCAGCTTATAAAGAATACGAGGGATATGTATGAGGGTGATGGTGCAAATGCACTAAAGCCTTTGTTGTATGCGGGGATTATCCTTGAAGGTGGAATTATAGGATATGACACGAACATCAGGACGGGGGGTTCTGGTGCAAGGACTTTGGGTATTGGTTTAAGGCATCAGTATCGAGAGGATCGAGTCACGGTAGTTTTACGTGCAGTACTCGTGCAAACCGGAGAGGTCTTGCTGAATGTAACTTCAACAAAGACGATCTTATCTACGGGTGGCGGTACGGATTTTTTTAAATTCTATGAACTTGGGACACAGTTAGTAGAGGCCGAGGCTGGAAGTACAGAGAATGAAGCCACAAGCCATGCTGTGAGAGCGGCTATCGAAGCCGCTGTCTACGGTCTGGTAATCCAAGGACTTGAAAGGGAAGTTTGGGACTTTGATTACGAGACTCTAACGGAGGAAAACGATGAAGAACCTTCTTAGTGTATTTGTACTGTTCCTGTCTTTTTTTGCGTATTCGGGAAACAACGATATTTACCTGACGCAGACAGGGACAGGTTTAACGTTAACCATTGACCAGATTGGGGCCACGAATAAGGTGGGTACGTCCCAGGCGCGAGTTACAGTAAGCGGTGCGAGCATGACAATTGACCTGGATCAGATCGGTGACAGCAACACGATTGCGGCAAGTATCTTGCAAGCAGCCAGTAGTAGTTGGACGTATAGCCAGACGGGTAGTAGCGGATCAGCGACCTTTGCTGTAGGCGCAACAGGTGATGTAGCGCAATCGGATTTTGATTGGGCATCCAGTGGTGGCGACGGAAATATTTTAGTGTTTACTCAGGGCGCGGATGCTACGGCCACAGGCGGTAATAACGACTTTGCGATTACAGGAGCATCAAACAACTTAAACGTGAAGTGTGAGGTTGTGGGCTGTATCAACAACTGGACGGTTTCCGGTAACAGTAACGACATAGATACAACTCAGGCGGGAGATGCAGACTCTAGCATTACCGCAACAGTGACAGGTGGGTCTAATAATATCGACGTCACCCAGTCTGGAGATCAGCATACGGTAGCGTTAACGCACACAGGAAGCTCAATGGTTATTGATATTGCTCAGACGGATACAGCCAATAGCAATGTGGCAAATTTATTGTTACAGGCGAGCGGTGGATCAGGTAGTACTATCAACATCGATCAATGCGCTTCTGGCTGTTAATTCTAGCGAGTTGGGCTAATGCTGTTGATGTGGGGTCCATCTCAGAGCTACGCGGAAACGGCGAGGTGGTCCGACAGGGTTCTGATGATAAATTACTGGCAGAGCTGGCTCTAGGCATTGCCAGTTACGATGATGTCCGTACCGGCAACGGACGCATGGCGATAGAGTTTTTAGACTCGTCGGTATTGAAGCTTACGGAACATTCCAAGGTAGTGATCGATGAGTACATCTACGATCCCAATCCTGAGAAAAGTAAGCTGGCCCTTAATATGGCGTCCGGTACAGCACGGTTTATTACTGGGCGATTAGCGGCGATCAAGAAAGAGAATATTCAGATAAGGACGCCTTCAGCCACTATCGGGATTCGGGGCACAGACTTTACAACAACGGTGGATGAGTTAGGCCGCAGTCTGGTGATTTTGTTACCGGATGCGAGTGGCAATGCTTCAGGGTCTATATCGGTTACGACTTGGTCGGGCACAGAGATTCTGGATCAACCCTTTCAGGCGACGATGGTGAGTACGTTTGAATCACGTCCTACAAAAGCGGTCGTGCTAGGGAATATCAGCTTGGATTTGATCGACAACATGCTGATTGTCAACAAGCCACCGGCAATTATAGAGGCAGAAGCCGAACAGCAGGGCGAAACAAGTTCCGATTTGGATCGAGACTTCTTTGAAGATGCGCCTGATTTAGACAAGGATTTCCTAGAAGAGGAAGAAGAGATCACGCGGTTGGATATCGACCTGTTGTCTTTTGATTTTTTGGTGGACTTGTTGGCGGTGATGGAGACTGGGGCTAAAAAGAAAAAAGAAGTGGTTGGTGAGCTGGGCGGAGTGCAGCTTGCGGGGATACTTCCAGGTTTTGATCCAGAGCTTCAGACCTATACGTTTATTGAGGGTGAGCATTTGTTTTTTGTGCATCAAGGAACGAACACGTTTGATATAGGGATCGAGAAGAATAATTCCACTGCCCTACGGATTAACAGTGTCGAAACGCTGATGGATGTAGAGGTTAATGGTACGGGCGATAACAGCATTATTATTTACCAGTCTCCATAGCTTTGCTGGAGATAACCTGATCACTGTAAAGATGCAGGGAACAGGGACAAACATTACGACAAAGCAGGCGGGGAGCAGCAATACGACGGGTATTTACTGTGGGTTAGGTAGTTTTGATAACACTTTGGTTCAGAATCATAACTGCGATGGTGCCACGATTACGGTCAATGTGACTGGGGATTCTAACCAAGCGTACACACAATCGGTCTGGTCTAATCACGATGGTCAGACCTGGATCACCACAGTAAACGGCAACAGTAATTATTCGGTCATCGACATGGATGAGGATGACAACACCTCGACCATCATCCAAACAGGGAATGACCATCAGGCATGGATACTGGGTTCCGGTGATGACAATGTGTACAAGATTGAACAGGACGGGGAAAGCCAATACGGAAAGATTATTTCCTTTGCGGATGATTCAGATATTTGGATCACGCAAGAAGGCAGCGGTGATCACAATGCCTATGTCTATAACTACAGATCAGATAACGCCTCAACACGCTTAATACAGAAAGGCTCAGGAAATAAAGATGCGGATATCTTTTGGTACAGCGGCGGGGATGACGGTGAAGTGACACTGACGCAACAAGGCAACGGAGCGCACACCTCGTTGATGCGGTTTTACACAGGTGATTATGACGTGACTGTGGTGCAGAAAGGAGCAACGAATAAATCCTACAGTGCCACATTTAACTGCACGAGCAACTGCAATAAGACGATTTCTATTACGCAGCAGGATTAAGGGTTTGCATGAAATATGCGTTAGCTGTTCTTGCTGGGTTGGTTTTGCTTCGGATAGTGGATCCTTGGCCGATCGAGACATTACGGCTGAAGTACTTTGATAGTTTGTTTTCATTACAAGATCCGGTGCCCAGCGATTATATTTCTATCTACGACATTGATGAGGCGGCACTAGAAAAGAACGGTCAATGGCCTTGGCCTAGGCAGGAGTTGGCAAAGCTCAATGCCTCGTTTCTTGAGCAAGGTGCAGCAGCGGTTGTGTATACGGTTTTGTTTCCAGAGACAGACCGTTTTGGTGGCGATGAGTCCTTTGCCTTGAGTATGGTTAATATGCCTACGTTTTTATCGGCGGTGGCAACCACAGAAACAGAAAGACAGGATGGATGGCATGTCGGGGTCACCATGCTAGGGCCAGTGTTAGAAAGCGCGATTGAATACCCAGGCATCCTGCCTAATATCTCTGCATTGCAACAGTTTGCGGCAGGTACAGGAGTGGTGAATTCGGCTCCTGAAGTAGATGGTTTGGTTCGCAGAATACCTATGCTGGTTCGTGTAGGTGACTCGTTATACCCGGCATTAGGTTTGGATTTGTTGCGCGGTTTGGCAGGTGATCCTAGTTACCAAGCAAAAGCTGGTGATGCAGGGATACAGTCCGTTCGTGTTCCAAGTTTTAGTACCGTAGAGACAGATGGTTTAGGTCGGGTCTGGTTAAGCTGGAATACGACCTTTGAAGAAGATGTAGCCGGTAAGATTGTTTTAGTGGGGGTGACAGCGGCTGGTGTGAGCCCAATGGTTCCTACTCCAATTGGATTAATGCACCCGCACCGAGTACAGGCTGCGTTATTTGAGACTTTAATTAAAGGCACATCGCCAGTACGCCCCGATTGGGCGTTGTTCGCAGAACTCTTGGTGATTTTGTTCTTTGGAGGCTGTGTCATCGTAGTGACGCGATTCACAGCAGCAACTTGGGTGAGTGTGCTAGTCATTGGTAGCGGGGCAGCAGCGGCGTCTGCGTCAGTCTGGGCGTACTTGCGTTTAGGCGCGTTGATTGATGCGGCTTTTCCAGTATTAACGGTAGCGGTGACTGGTGCGACGGGTATTGCCCAGAGAATGATTACGGAATACCGGCTGAAGTTGCAGATTCGAGGTCAGTTTGGAACGTATGTATCTCCTGACCTAGTGAAGCAGTTAGAGAACGACCCTTCATTATTGAAGTTGGGTGGTGAAACAAAGACGATGACGTTTCTTTTCTCGGACATAGTGGGGTTCACTCCGATTTCGGAAAAGTTGCAGGACGATCCACAGAAGCTCGTGGACCTGGTGAATCGATTGCTGACGCAGCTTACCGATTGTGTGCTTCGGCATGGAGGCACGGTCGATAAGTTCATGGGTGATTGCATCATGGCATTCTGGGGAGCGCCGTTAGATTGTGAGGATCATGCGCAACGCGCCATGCTGACAGCCAAAGATATGGTGGCATTGATCGATGACCTTAACGCGGAGCTCGATGCGGAAGGATTGCCTAATCTCAATGTGGGCGTAGGTATTAATAGCGGCCAGTGTGTCGTAGGAAACATGGGAAGCCAGAGTCGATTCGATTACTCGGTGTTGGGGGATGCCGTCAACGTGGCAAGTCGCCTCGAAGGTCAGACACGTAACTATGATCACTGGATACTGATGGGGGAGAACACAGCGAAATATCAACCGGATTGGGTTGAGTATGTCGATGGGATCCAGGTAAAAGGAAAGAGTGAGCCTTTAAAGGTGTTTACTCTGAAAGGAGATTAGGTTGTGGCGCATGAGACGCGAAGAAAAAATCTGATTAAAAAGCATAGTTTGCAAGGAGTTAATAAGCCAAAACGTACACCTAATCATCCCACTAAATCGCATATGGTTTTGGCGCAGGAAGGACATACATTAAAGCTTATTCGTTTTGGGCAGCAGGGCGTAAAGACTGCCGGAAAACCCAAGGCTGGGGAGTCAGCCAAACAAAAAGCGCGTAGGAAATCCTTTAAAGCGCGACATGGAAAGAACATTAAGAAAGGTAAGATGTCGGCGGCGTATTGGGCAAATAAGGTGAAGTGGTAGTGTGGCAGATTAGCGCAGCATTAGGAGTAGCCTTGGTGATTGCGGGTGGTGCATTTAAGATGTACTACGACAAGTCTGAGGCTGAAAAAGAAGCGATGGCTACGCAGTTACAACAGGCAATGGACAATCAGCAGCGTTTAGAGAATGCGATAGCCGATCAAAATGAGCGGATCGAGAAGGCGCTTGCAGAACAAAAAGCATCACAAGAAAGGATTCAGAATCTGACTTTGGCAAATAATGAAGCCAATGAGAAAGTAGAAGATCTACGCAACAAGTTCGCACGGCACGACTTAGATATGTTGTCGATACGCAAGCCAGGTCTAGTAGAGAAACTGGTGAATAGAGGAACGGCCAAGGTGTTTTCTGATTTAGAAAAGCTGACTAACCCTAATCAATTTGATGAAAAAGTTATTAGCGATACTGTTAATCCTAGCTAGTAGCGGCTGTTCTTTTTTAGGACCGTCGCGGTTTACTCCACCGGAAGTAAAGCCGGTCGAGGTGGTAACGATTGAGAAGCCAGCCCCGATGTATCACCCTCCGTTACCAATGGCAGTCAAGTCAGTTCCCGTGGAATGGAAGATACTGACACCGGACACAATGGAAGAGTATCTAGACGATTTAAAAGCAGGTGAGGCACCAGTCAATGCATGGTACTCACTGACAACGAAGGGGTACGAGAACCTCAGCAACAATGTGGCACAGGTTCAAAGATACATTCAGCAAGTGCTTTCGATCATTGAATATTATCGAGAGACAGATAAAGCGAGACAGGAAGACGATGAGCAAACTGACTGAGATGCTAAGAAGACATGAAGGTGTGGAGAGCCATGCGTACATGTGTTCACAAAACTTTTGGACAATTGGCGTTGGTCGCAATGTGGATCCTGGCGATAATGGTGCGGCAAGGGGTCTTGGTTTGGCGGATGATGAGATTGATTACTTACTTAGTAATGATATTAAGCGAGTGGAAAAAGAATTGAGTGACGAGTATGAGTGGTTTTCTGGTTTAGATGATGTGCGTCGAGACTGTATGGTAGACATTAGCTTTAATCTGGGCCAAACCCGTTTGAGAGGATTTAAAAAGGCTTTAAGTGCTATGGCAGAAAGTGATTGGGAAGAGGCCAGTGAGCAATTTTTAGATAGCCGCTGGGCAGATCAGGTAGGGAATAGAGCGACTGAGTTGGCTGAAATGATTAGAACAGGGGAATACATATGATTTGGGCAGGTCCACAATCTCTTCCGCGTTCTCCAGGAATTGGATGGGGGCACGGGGGCGTACAGCAGCCTCAGCCTCAGCCTTATTTTCCCCAACCTCAGCCTCGCTTTAATCCTTATGCTTCTCAAAATCCTAAATTCATGCCTTTACCAGGCCCGATGCCCGGACCCATGCCCCCTCCGAGAAGCCCAGGAAAAGGTCGTTCTTATAGGCCGCCTACATTCCCGAGCAATTATGGACAGATGAGGTATACGCCTCAGCGTTTTGGTGGTTACGGAATTCCTTCTAGTTTACCTGGTATTTTGAATCCCCCTATTGGTCCGCCTCCAGGTGGTCCAGGTAAGGGACGGCGTCCAGGTGGCCCAGGAAGGAAAGGTGGCGGCAGTCCAGGCAAGGGAGGTGGCGGCAGCCCAGGGCAGTTTCCCCCAAGCGGTCCTCCACCAACTCAGTTGCCTTCTCCTCCATCAACTCAGTTGCCTTCTCCTGGCCCAGGAAGCCCAGGGAAAAGAAGCCCTGGTAGCCCCGGAAGAAAAGGCGGAGGTGGTCAGCCCCAAGAACCAGTAATGACGGATCAATATTTTCCATCTCACCAAGTGGTGACGGGCCGTGGTGGGCAGATGCAGACCCCAAACGTTCAGCCCCAGCCAGGTTCTGGTCAGCCCCCATCTATGGGTAGTATGGTGGATATCATGCCTGGTGGGGCATCTAATCCTCATCAGATGTTTGGCACGTTAGGTGGTCCTGGTTACGGTGAGTTTCCATTAGGGACTGCTGGTCCTCGGGTTGATCCGAGTGACCCCGCATATAGAGCTCCTCCAGGTAACAGGTCTATGGATGAGGTGACAAATCGGAATCTGGAACTTCAGCAGAACCAGACTAATCAGTTTCGAGCACAACCGGATATATACCGTGGTGGGCAGATGCAGCCCCAGATAGGTCGTCAGCTTAGAGCAGTCCGTCCCCATATTCAGACAGACGTTCCTAAAGATCTTGCCCAGGCCGTGCGTCGGACACACCCCCAGCCAGGTTCTGGTTTCGATATGCCACCGCCTCCAGCTCCATTAGCTATGGTCGGAGATCCTGTTGACGTAGGGTTTTCAAGCGGAGTCACTGTCCCTCAACCCACAATGTCACAGGCGCAAAAACGGGCGCAATACTTTCAGCAACAAAGAATGAACAGAGCCGGATATAGCACTGGTGGGATTACCGATTTACCAGTGGATCGCAGGCAAAATGGAGGTAAGACAGGGGATTCTGGTTCTAAAACTCGTATGTCAGAGTTAATGGATCAAGGATTTTCTTATGATGAAGCTTTAAATGCTGCGATTTTAGAAAAACAAGGGGCTAGACCTGTTGCGTCTGGCGAATCTGCAAGTTCTTATGAACAATCACAAGCGGATCGTCAACGGCGGTTTAACGAAATTCAGACTCTTGCGCGTCAAGAAATGCTCCGAAGGATAAATGAAGTTGAAGGTCATGTACCCGGTGTTCAACGAGGCTTTTTAGAGACGACTCTAATGAATGAGATTCAGCAGGATTATGATAAGTATCCTCGTGGTGAATATGTTTTCAGAAGGGATAGAACTGAATAATGCCTCTTCGTAAGATTTTATTTCAGCCTGGGGTTAACAAAGAAGGTACTGAGTACAGTGCGGACGCAGGCTGGTACGACTCAGACAAGGTGCGCTTCAGGAAAGGCCGCCCAGAAAAAATAGGCGGTTGGTCAAAGTACTCGCCTGAGTCATTCCTTGGCGTATGTCGATCGATTCATGACTGGGCCTCTCTGGAATCTATTCGCTACATAGGAATAGGGACGCATCTCAAGTTCTATGTCAATGAAGGTTCTTCTTTCAACGATGTCACGCCCATACGGTCCACGACTTCGGCAGGAGATGTAACGTTTTCCGCCACTAACGGATCGTCTACGATTACAGCAACTGACACCTCGCACGGGGCGACGGTCAATGACTTTGTTACTTTCTCTGGATCCGCTTCTTTAGGTGGCAACGTCACTGCAGCCGTACTGAATCTGGAATATCAGATAGCCTCGGTGCCGACAGCGAACACGTTTACTTTCGTTGCCAAGGACTCTGACGGGAATACCATCACGGCCAATGCGAGTGATAGTGGTAACGGTGGTAGCAGTGTTGTTGGTGCGTATCAGATCAGCACCGGACTGAATACTTACTTAGAGGGCACAGGTTGGGGTGCAGATACGTTTGGTGCGGGAACGTTTGGTAGTAGTAGTGCCATCTCAAGCAGTAACCAGCTTCGGTTGTACACTCAGGATAACTTTGGTGAGGACTTAATATTTAATGTGCGCGGTGGTGGCGTGTACTACTGGGATGAGTCTTCTGGAACTTCGGCAAGAGCGGTTGATTTAAGCAGCTTGAGTAGCCCGTCTAATACACCGACTGGCGCGTTACAGGTGATGGTTTCGGATATAGACCAGCACGTCATTTGTTTTGGTGTTAATGCGATTGGATCAAGCTCGATCGATCCGTTGTTTATTCGATGGTCGGATCAGGAGTCTGCTGCGGATTGGACGCCAACAGCAACGAACACGTCTGGCGGTGTGCGGATTAACTATGGATCTCGTATTGTTGGTGCGCTGCAGGCCAGACAAGAAATACTTGTGTGGACAGATGCAAGTCTGCACAGCATGCGCTTTGTAGGTTCTCCGTTTATCTTTCAGTTCAGCACCATCAGTACCGACATATCTATGATATCGCCTAATGCTGCCGCCAATGCGCGGGGGTCTGTGTACTTCATGGATAAGGGAAATTTTTATGTCTACAACGGGGCGGTGCAGCCGTTACCTTGTAGTGTCGCGGACTATGTGTTTTCTAATCTCAATGTAGGGCAGGCGTACAAAGTCTTTGCCGCTGAGAACAATGCCTACGGGGAGGTCACATGGTTCTACCCGGTCGGCAATAACGACACAGAGATCACGAATTATGTGACATTCAATTACGAGGAGAATCTTTGGTCTGTGGGCACATTAGCTAGAGGGGCATGGCAGGGCGCGGCGACTCGAGACAAACCTTTGGCGACATCTATTATTACGGACACTGATACGAATTACCTGTACAACCATGAGGACGGCTACGACGCTGATGGATCCGCAATGACGGCCTACATTGAGTCAGGTGATATAGAGATGGATGAAGGCGGTCGGTTTATGTTTCTGACGCGGATGCTTCCAGACTTTAAATTCAGTGGAGATACTGACGATGCGTCAATGAGCGTGACGATCAAAGGAAAGGATTTCCCTTTGGAAACATCATCGACATTGGCGACGGCTACGGTGACAAACAGTACCAAGCAGAATCATTTACGGACACGGGCAAGAGAATCCATAGTCAGACTAGAGAGCACAGGATCTGGTTATGGGTGGCGCTTGGGTGATCTGCGTTTTGATATGAGACAGGACGGGAGGCGGTAGTGGCATCACAAAGACAGGATCCTTTACCTATAGCGACAGAAGAATATGACGCGGACAATGAGCGTATTCTGCGCAGGACGGTGGAGTTTACATTACAGACCTTGGAAAACGACGTGCATTTGGCGAAGACGCAGGGCGATAAAGATGGTTCTTTGGCGATGCGTCGGTTTCAGTTCCTTACGATGGGTGCTTCTTGACGGACGTTATTAAAGTCCTGGGTCAACTTGATCCGGCGGCAACTACCGCTACAACGTTGTACACAGTTCCTGACCTTACCCTGACTACGGTAAGTTCTTTGGTCGTCTGCAATAGGACAGCTTCTGGTGTGACCTATCGGGTCTCGATCCGAGTGGCCGGTGCTAGTGCGGATGACAAGCAATATTTATTTTATGACAAGGCATTGGCGGCTAAGTCAACGGACGCGCATGTGATCGGTATCACATTGAATCAAGCGGATGTGGTAACGGTATACGCCAGTGCGGTCGATCTATCTTTTAATCTGTTTGGTGTGGAGACGAGTTAAATGAACAATCCTCCTTTTCAGGGTGTTGCCAACCATCTAGCCGGTTACGGCAGGTACGGTGATAGCCAGCTAGTGCATATGAACCCAGCAGAGGTTCAGGGCATTGCTTCGTTGGTTCCAGGCGGAAAGTTAACGACCAATCCTGTTACCGGACAGCCTGAAGCTTTTCTTCCTTTCTTGATTCCTTTAATCAGCCAGTTTGCCCCTGCTGCATTTACTGCTGCGGGAGGTGCTTTAGCAGGGTCTACAGGGTTAATGGGTGCCATAGGGGGTGGCCTTACAGCTCTTGGATCTAATGCCGCACTCGGTAGTGCTGTGGCGTCTGGGGCAATAGAGGCTGCGAGAACAGGAGATTTGAAGAAAGGTCTTATGTCTGGAATTACCAGCTTTGGTATCGGTAAAGCGTTGGGTGGCGCTTCAGAGACTTTATCCCCAGAGGTTGGAGCTGCGGCAGAAAATGTATCGGCTGTAGGAAAGCAGGTTGAAAGTGGTGCAGATGCCTTACGACAAGCAAATACAACATTAAGTGGTCTGACACAAGGTACTCCCGAGTATGCAAAGGCTGCGGAAAACGTAGCAAACCTTCAGAATGCTCAGAACGTTTTGACTCAACCGAACTTAAATCCGTTCGAACCTGGGCTTATGACTCCTCAAGAAGCGGCCCAACAGGGATTATCTGATGCCCGATTGGCTGCAAGGCAGGATGCTTTTTCTTCCTTTAAAGAATCTCCTATGAAGTTTACCCAAGAATTTGGGAAAAACCTGATGCAGCCCGGCTCAATGGTTCCCATTGCTATAGGTGAAGGTCAACGCGCACAGATGGAAGCCGATGAAGAATTAGAAAGAATGGATGCCATGAATGAGGAGAATAGAAGGAAAGAATACCTACGTTCTCTTGGCATTATGGATGAAGCGTACGGGCGACTGTCCCAGGATTATCCAGGGTATATGAACACGGGCGGCATTGTGTCTTTAAACCCCGATGACTACATGCAGCGACGTGACGGGTTTAACAGCTTAGGCAAAACAGTCCATATGGATAATGGGGGTAGGGTCAACAGAAGAATGGGGCTTGATGCTTCTAGATCTGAAGCACGAACACAAGATGCCGTTTCGGCTTTGGCAGATCGAGGGAACATTTCTTCCAGCGGTCTTCAGGAGCTTGTGCAGCGTTTAGCTCCAGACGCAGATCTTTCTGAGTTTATGCATGACTTCGGTCCTGGATCTGCAGCAGATCGTCAGGCGAACATTCGTGGTTCTCAGGTCATTACACCACAGGAATTAGCCCAACTAGGTCGTCCAGGATTCGGGCCTGAGATTCAATACTTTAGACGCCCTGATGAAGCGGCTCCAACGCCTCCTCCAGGGGGAGAAAACCCCGGTCCAGGAGGTCCAGGCAAAGGTAGAAATGCGGAAAGCGATCAATTTATGAATGATCTTCTTGCTGGAAGAAACACACCTCCACCTGCTTCTACATCTCCTGCCGCTCCTGCAGCACCTGCAGCGGATGCACCGCCGGTTGCGGCAACACCGCCCGGTTCCATAGAGGAAGTTGTGGCAGATATTCAAGCTCCTGCTGTGGATCCTAGAGAGACGGTAGGGATGTATGGACGAGATGGAATGCCAGGAAGGGTTGATAGAAGATTTGATCGGTCTAGGCAGGAGGCGATGCCGGATATCACGGTTGCAGAAGATCCGATGGAGGAAGCTATCGTTCCTCCGATTCCAGATTCTGTCGCAGAAAAAGCGATTGTGCCGCCTGACCCGGACGTGCCTTTTGTTGGTCCAGAGATGATGGGTGAAGACATCGCAGGCATTGCTGAGTTATTGGCACAAAGAGAAGGAAGACCTCCTAGAGGAATGCGTTTCATGCTGGCGGGAGGGGATACAAATATGTCTCCACCAGTTGACCCTTCTCAAATGCCTGTTGGACCTGCACAACAATCCGCTGATCCCACTCAAGTGCTTATCGAGCAGACTATTATGGCTGTTCTTGGGCAGCTTCCAGAGGAGCAGGCTGAGGTTGTGGTTAATCAGTTCATTAACGAGTTTGGAGAAGAAGCATTCCAAATGCTAAGAGATCAGACTTTAAATGCAGTGGTTCCTGGAGCGCAGACGGAAGGCATGATTGAAGGTGAAGGTGGAGGTATGGACGATCTGGTTCCAGGCATGATCGGCAACCAACAACAAGTGGCGGTTTCTCCGGGTGAATATATTGTGCCTGCGGATGTAGTTTCCGGTCTTGGTGATGGAAGCAGTGATGCAGGAGCGGATAAGTTAGATGCCATGATGGATGATGTGCGAGTCGCTAAGACCGGAGGGACCATCCAGCCTGGACCTATTAACAACAGGGTGATTCCCGCATGAGTGAGATCGCAAGAGAAGTTCCTATCGAGCTAAGAGACATCAAAAGAGAGCCTAGGGTTAAGCCAAAGAACGCTCCACGTAAGATCACGCACACAGTGACATTAGTCC